GTATCACCACTGCCGTCCAGACCCCAGATTGGATTGCCGGCTGACTGGCCACTTGCAAGTTGGCCGTAGACGGTAAGCTGGTAGATGTTCAAACCACCACCAGCACCGCCCGGACCAAGGAACAGGTCGGTTTCACCTTCAGGAGAGCTGGTCGTGCCAGTGTAATCCCAACCAAAGCTGACACCCTCATTGGGCAGCGTGATCGGGCTGGATTGACCAGCCATGCTGAAAAGCAGATTGACCGGTGAACCAACGGCCGTTAGCGCGCTCAACCCAGCTGTTGTCTGATAATACCAGCCAGTGTTGCCATGACTTTGGAAACCGTAAGCTGGTCCTGCTGCGGATCCAAGACCAGTTTGGATCCCAGCTGAACTGAGCACCCCAGCGGTTGTAATGGCGCCACTATAAGAAAGAGAAGAGGCACCAAAATCAAAGGTTTGCGAGCCATTAACGGTGGCGATGATGTCACCGGTCGAAGTATTTCGATAGAACCCGGTGGTCGGCGCGTTGCTGAACGCAATGCTTGGAGCTGAGGCTGAGCCATCCTTCACTGATTGCAGCAGCTGACCGATCGTGGTGCTATAGGTCGTGCAGACATTGGTGCCGCTAACACTGCATACCGTGGGTGACGGCACCGACCCACCTGGCGACCGCTCCATGATCATCAGGTCGTTGGCTAAGGGTGACGTCTCAGGATACTGCCAGAGGTAGGTGGTGCTCTGCGCGTAGGCTACGCCCTGGGTAGCCAGCAGCAACCAGAAAGCTGAGGGAAGAAGCTTCATCCTGGACCTCACGACACAGTGACGGTGCTAGCTCGAACGACCTGCTTGGAGTTAGCGGTGATGTCCGAGGTCCCACCATTGAGTAAGAAGTTGGTAATCGTAGCCACGCCAGTGGCTGCTTGGGCGGCAGCAGCGCAGCCCACGTAGGAGCATGTGGTGCCCAGCCCCAAGCCGTTGATGTAGGCATCCACAGCTGCTTGCACGACTGGCACCACAGCAGCGTGGGTGTAGCCGCCAGTCGGCGTCATGGTCATGGAGACCGACACACTGATGGAGGTGGCGCCAAAAGCTGCGGTCCGGATCCCAGCGCCGGCCACAGCTTGAATAGCTGTTAGAACGCTCTGTACGAGGGTGCCGGATGGATCACCGGATCCATCATCCACCACGACGTAGAAGGAACCCGGGTCGTAGGCACCGCTGTAGTCGTAGTTCTGAGTGATGGTATAGCTGACCACGCCAGCTACGCTCGTCACAGCGTAGCCCACGGCTGAGGCTGTAGCTAGGCTGCGGTTGTTGATGAACAGAACAAACCGAGCTCGCAGGGCCGCATCCGTCTCCGCTGCCACCCCGCCTCCGGCTGGATTGGGGTTGGTGACGTAGTCAATCCCGCTGATCGGCGTGGACAGGACATTGATGAGCCCCGCCGCCACGTTGCCAGCCGTGCCCACAACCGTGTTCTGTACCGTGACGGTCGCGGTGGCTGTGCCAGCCGGCAGCAGGTAGGCGCCAAGCACGGCGTTGTAGGTGGGCTGCGTGGTGTCAGCGATGACCAGGTAGAACTGAGTGCCATCAGCTGAGGTGACCTGGGCGTTGATCGGTACCAGCGCTTGATTGGTGGCCGTGTACCGACCAAAGGTCATGACGGCGGTGGCCGCAGCGCCGGGCACCCGTGTCATCCCAAAGTCATTGACGAAGGAGTCGGCATCGGTCCCGGTGCTGGTGGCCAGTCGCGTCACCGTCAGCAGCTGCAGCACCAAGCCCTGAAGCCACAGCCCTAAGAACGCGGCGCCCTCAGTCACAGCCCGCAGCACGGAGCCAATGGTGAAATCCAACGGTGAAGTGGTATCAGCGGCTGTCTGGATCACAGCCGCCTGGGCCGTGACCAAAGCATTGAAGCCCTGGGTCTGGCCTGAGATGTTGTCGCTCATGCCCTGCCCTTACTGGTTGACATCAAAGGAGATGGTGACTAAATCAGAGTTGTTGGCATCCGTATACTGCACCAGGATGGCCACCCCGTTGGTGATCTGGGTGGTGGTCACAACCGGGGGCGGGTCCTGAGCCACCACCGCCTCCATGAGCATCTGCGACAGCACCAGGGCCTGGAGCTCCGCCGGTGTGCTGATGGACCCCACCTTCAGCGGGAGCCCGGCCCCATAGGTTGGATGGGCCAAGTAGTCCCCAGGGTTGGTCAGCAGCCGACGGATCACCCGCTGCCGGCCGGCTTCTGAGCCGGTTGCCAACTGCAGATCATTGGAAGCGGTGAAGCTTAGGTCGCTGCCCCAGATCAGATAAGCATCGGCCATGGTTCACGTCGCCATGAAGTTGGTGGTCAGTTCAGTGGTACCCATGGTTTGAACTGGGGTACCGGCCCCGCCATCGGAATGGGTGTGGTTATTGAAGAACTCTACCATGGCGGCCGTGACCACATTGAGATAGCTGCCTCCACTGGCGCCGATCTCAATGTTAGTCCCCACCACAGCTAGCGTGCCAGAGGCTTGGAGCTTCACAGCCTGACCATTCTGATGAACCAACCACAGGTCACCGGAGGGTACGCTGGGTGGTTGATCCACCACACTGAACAGCTGATGGCTGATGAACCCCAGATCATGGTCCCCATCATGGAAGTTGACCACCACCTGGGCCCCAATAGCCGGGGCGAAAGCCAGTCCCCACCCGTTGCCAGCGGCGTTGGTCCCGATGGGCAGCCAACCGGACAGCTTGTTTTCATCCTGAAACAGGACCTTGGCAGCGTGGATGCTCGGGTTGTAGCTGTCAACCAAGCCGATCCTGGGGAAGGCCTTCTTCCGAACGTAGCGGGCCACCTCCCGCTGGATCAGATTGCGGAACTCCTCAAACATTAGTCAACCTCCGGCTCAGCTGTGGTCAGGGTGCCATTGACGGTAATCACCTGATTGGGGCTGGAGTTCTTGGCATTGACCGTCATCTGATACCCGTACTCAAAGCCACAGTGGTAGGTGATCTCATCCACGTAGTAGCTCTGATCAAAATCTGTGTTGGTGCCTGTTACCTTCAGGATAGACCTGATGGTGATCGATGGATCGCAGGGCAAGGTCAGCTGCACCTTGCGCTCATGGGCTGAGAGCTCAGCCAGCTTCTGCTCAGCCAAGGCGTTGACCTGGGCCTGGGACAGGCCAGGCGCCCGAAATTCATAGACCTGCGGGGTGTTCTTGCTGAACTTGGGGCTAGCTGGAGCCCGGGCCGTGGAGCTCGGGGTCTTGGCCTTCTTGGTGCTAGTCGTCACGTCAGCTTCATCGTCGTCCACGTTTTCGTAGTGAACCTTCTTCCGACCAGCGGAGTTGTGCCGCTTGAACTGATGGTCCCAGGAGTTGACCTTAACGATGACATCTCGTGCCAACGTCAGCGTTCGCTCCAGGGTCAGCTTCTCCGTGTTGGACACTGGCACTGACCCGGTCCCATCATAGCTAATGATGTATGGAGTAGCAGTGTCAATATCCACCTTCGGTTGAAAGTTCAACGTTAGCCCATCCACCCAAAGATCGAAGTTTTCTTTCTTAGCTAAGAAGGACATCAGCTGCCACTCAGTCTCTTGGTTGGAGACCTCCGTGGCCTCGCCTCCATAGTAAGTATTGACCAGCGTAGTTGTGGTCTGAATGTTGGTCATCAGCCCCCGGCGCTTCGCCAACGTAGTCATGATCTGGCTGGCCGTCTGGTTGAGAAACTTCTCCTCAGTCTTATGGTCGATGAACAGGCTGGTATAGTCTCGACCCGTCACGTCGCAAACCCCATTGGCCAGATCGATGGAGACCTTATCCACCAGACCTAATAGCAACTGCGAGCTCTGCTGACCAGTTAGGTTCACCGTCAGGTTCAGCTCAATGTTGACTTGGGTGGCCCAGTAGTCTGGGCCCGACCCGCTCCCCATGGCACCCATTGCCAGCTTAGCAGTGAAGGTGTCAGCCGATAGAAAGTTGTTCTTGGTGATGGAGAATTCAATGATCCCTGGTGTTGGTAGACCATTGACCTCCATGTAGATGCCAGGATCCTGCGGTTGCTGCGGGCTCGTTGGCGGTGGGGTATTGGTCGACCCAGTTGGGGATGGCGATGGTGCCGGCGGCTGCTTGGCAGTAACGCTGCTACTGAAGCTAGCATTAGGTGTTGAGGTAGTCTTAGTGGCCGGTGTCGCAGCCGATGGGGTGACGGTGACCGTCATGCCCCCATCTGAGGAGTTGGAAAAACTCACTGACCCAAGATCCCACCGTTGCCAGCATTCGGATTGACCACCGGGATGACCAAGGTCACCACCCCATAAAGGAACGGATCATACAGCCCGTTGAGCTGAGCAATCCGGTTCCACTGGGTAGCATCACCCAAGTACTGAACAGCCAGCTGAAACAGGTTGCCACCGGCCACCGTGATGGTTCGAGTGGTGATATTGCTCATTGGAGAGCCTCGATGTTGTACTGCAGACGCCCCAGTACCGCGTTGGCGTAGACCAAGTCAGCCTGATTTTGGTAGTAGGCGGCCTGGTTAGCCAAGCTAATAGCCATGGCTGTGGGAGAACCACCACTGACCACGCCCCCAGCCAGCTGAGTGAAGATCAGAGCATCCTGGGCTGCCACCTGGGCCGCTGAGGCAGCGGTAGCAGTCTGCACCAGACTCAACACCGAGTTGACCTGGGCCGCTGTGGCGTTGACCAACGAACCAATGATGTTGACCTGGGCTATGATGGCATTGATCGGTGTTACCACAGCATTGATGGCTGAGTTGACAAAGCTCACAGTCGATGATGAGTCACCAAAGATCGTTTGAACCAAGGACAGATCGCTGTTGACCAAGCTGTTCAGGGACTGCTGTGGTCCGGTGTAGATTACCGCTGTCTGATCAGCCTGAACCTCGAGCACGACGTGGTAGCGGACCTCATAGTACTTCTCAAAGTACCACTTGACAGATTTGACTACCACCAGGTAACGACTGATGAAGTAGGAGAACACCACCGGGGTGCCCTGCTGGACGAAGGTCTCCAGCAGCTTAGCCACGTAGATCCCCGAGGACCCCCTGAACCGGCCAGCGAACTCAATCGGGTCAGGATCATAGCCCATGGTGTCGATGACTCGCTGACCACCGATCAGCTTGTGAGTGATCAGCCTCTGCTCGCCGCCGCCGTTGATCTCCTCTGGCGTGGCGAAGGAGGAGTCAAAAGTGAACCCTCCTAGTTGAACGTAGGTATCGACCATGGATCACACCGGCGTATAGTGGCGGGTGGAGTCAAAGGAGTCTTGACCTCCCACGGGTCCATTCATGGCCATGACTAGCTTCTTGATGGTTTGCTTAGCCACCACGGCTCCGTCCAGATGGGTGTTGACATGGACCACCAACTGATGGTAGTCCTCATTGGTGGCGCTCTTCTTGGCCTTGGGTTGAGAAGACGGCGGCGTCTGGCTCGGTAGCAGCCCTCGTAGCTGCAGCTTATCCCGCTCCCCACTTTGGTTGGTGTTGTAGTCCCAACCACCGTTGGTGGTACCTGGCTTCATAAAGTACAAGAAGCTTAGGATCCCGCTGATCTTGGAGAAGAACGCCACCAGCGACCCCAGACTAGGGATCAGCCGACTAAGGGCGGCCAGCAACGACATGATCTGGGTTCTAGCTAGCACCGCTGCTTGAGCCACGTAGGCAAAAGCTACTCGAGCAGATGGCAGAGCGTAACTAGAGATCAGCATTAGGCCACTGATCAGCGGGGACAGGCCGGTTCGAATGATCAGAAAGGCGCCGCCTAAGACGCTCAGCACCCCGACCAAGCCCATCACAATCTCACCAAAAGCAACCAGGTGGGGGAAGTTCTTAGCTACGTAGGCTAGTTGATTGATAACCCAGGTCAAAGATTTCAGCACCACGACCCCGGCATCAATAGATGGATCACCAAGGGCTTGCATTAAGTTAGTCCAGGCTGAAGTAAATTGACGAACAATCTGGGAAGGCAGTTTAACGCCAAAAAAGTCAGATGTCTCCAAACCACCAGCATTCCTAATGTTGGTCTCCTCCTTCCTAATGTTAGCTAAATTAAAGGCAGCGTCAGTCACAAACCCAGCAGCTGATCGATTAGAAAGAAGCAAAGCGATCGTCCTAGCTACTACGTTCTTATCACCAGTATCTAGCCCCACTGCTTTCATATGAGGAAAAAGAACAGTTTCCACCCAACTAACTGGGTCCTCACCTACTAAATCACCACCCATAAGATTGGCTTTAAGAGTGTTATCACCTTTTTCTCCCTTAGTCAACATCCCAAGCTTAATAGCTTCATCAGTAGCAGCAGGAGTCATTAGTCCTAATCCAATAGCTTTCCACAGAGCTTGGAACCCGGTCCCAGCTCGGTCAGCGTTCATGGCCATCATAACAGCTGGCAGCTTGTAAAACAACGCTTCATCACTAAGCGTGATGCCAGCGCCACGCGCTTGCTGCATGAACTTAACAAAACGAGAAGGGTCAATTCTACCCTGGGTGTTAATCTCAACTTGAGAAAGAGCATTCAATTCTTTAGTCAACTCATTTTGATCAAGTTGACCGTTCTTATCAAAAAGATTACCCCTCATCTCAAAGAGTCGAGAGGTCATAAATTGAGCGCCACCTCCAGCTTGTGATACGTAACCACCAACATCCTTCAGCAGCTGAGCATTCTTCTCAAAGTCTGGTAGCAGCTGTATAGCCTCATCCAAGCTACCAAGCACCTGGCGCATGTCATTGAGATCACGCAAGTTTTCTGCCCATACCGTACCAGGGACCAACCTGGTCACCTCAAAGGCTCGATCCTTAGCCGCCTGCGACATTTCCTCAATCTTAGCTTGCGGTAGGGGTTGACCCATAGCATCCCGGGTGCGGAGGATGGCCCCCTGGAGCAGCACCTGCTGATTGCGTAGCTCCTCACCATGCTGAAAGAGACTCTTGAACCCTTCAATCAATCCGACGCCGATGGTCATGGTAGCCATACCAGCGATGATGGTTCGGGTCCGGATCAGTGCTGCCTGAGTAGCGTTGATGTGTCCGTGAAGCCCGAGAAACTCCCTGGACAGATGGTTCAGGATCTGGGTAGCGTTAGTCGACATCGACAGCATGATGCCGATCTTGAAGGCGTCAATCATCGATGTTCCTCCTAAGATCAGCGTGGTAGAATGCCGCCATGTATCAATTAGATGATGAAGACTTTGAGGATCAAGACTTTGAGTGGCGCCGTCCGCCCAGAGAACCCAAGAAGAAGCTGACCTTCATCGAGACTCTGATGCTGCTGACCCTAGGACCCCTGATCCTGGTTGCTCTGGTCTGGCTGACCCTATTCCTCATCGCTCTCGTCTGGCTCGCGCTGAGTTGGGTGGATCACGCAGTTGTACATCGACTTGGCATACTTCTCCACGATCTCATTCTGTAGCGTGTAGGCGGCCAACCCTAAGAAGGACCGCTGGGGATGGAAAAGCCCACCCATCTCATGCGTGACGGCCGCCTCCCCGACGTCGTACTCCGGATCACTTTTTCGGCCTGATCCAACGATCGTGCCAATCGGCACCCCAACGTAGCCCTCACCCTGGCCCGGGCCGATGATCTTAACCGTGTACTTAATGTTGTCCCGAATGTAGCCACGGAGCAGCAAAGGCTCGTCAGCCGGAAAGCCTCGCTTGACGCGAACATCCACGGTCTCCTGCAGCAACCCGGCCCACTCTGGGAACGGTCCGCCCCCACCCTGATAGTGCCCCAGGTAGGTTTTGGCCAGCTCAGCGATCTGCTTACAGGAGGTATGGAGGCGCCGCCGGGTGCGGCGGTTGATTTCAACAGAAGATTTAGACAGGTGCTCAGCCAGCTGTAGCACGGTGACGTTGATCTCAACCATGGTCCAAGAACCTCATCTGATCCCAGTCAAACGTAGCTGGCTTCCTCATCCCGTTGGCCGGGTGCTCCATGACCGTGATGTAGGCCGCCAGGAGCTCATGGCGCTTCATGTTCATGGCATCGTGATAGGGCACCCCGGACTGCGCTAGGATCATCACTAGAACGAAGTCGGGGCGCCCTGCTAGTTTTTTGCTCGGGCCTTGATCTCATCCATGGCCGCCTGCATTCTCATCATCTTCATGAGACGCAACTCCTGAACGCCGATGTCCGTCAGCCGCTGGACCAGGGCCCAGACCTCCCGCTCAGTCGTCGGCATCTTGACTGGATCGCCATCGATCGACCGGATCCGGCACATCGCGTCGACCGTTTCCACCCACACCACGTTGTGAGCGTCCTCCCGGGAGATGATCCCGGCGCAGATGCACTCCTCACGGACCGATAGCTCATCCGTCATGGTCACCTTCTGGGTGGCCTTGACCCGCTTGCCATTCAGAGTGATCAGCTTGGGAATCGTTACTTCGCGGAGCCCGTCGCCGAGTTCCTCGAAATGCTCAGTGTGTTGTTCCTCAGTCACATCATGGAACTTGACCTCTGGCATCAGGCAATCTTCCTGCGACGGGAGGCAATGCCGGTGATCTTCATCTTGATGTGATCATCACCGGTCTTGTTGCCAGCATCAGCCAGCTTGATGGCCAATCCCTCATAGCGATACTGGCTGGTCGACCCATCGACCTCGGTGATGGTCTCCGTCACCTGGATACCATACTGATCCAGACCCTGGAAGTAACCATCCTCAGTGGTGGCGAAGTAATCGTCCACCGCTGAGCTCGATCGGTCGATCATGAAGGTCAGGTCCCAGCCCTGAGGGATCTCAGCAAAGTTGTTGACCCCATTCAAAGCAATCGACTGCAATCGCTTGGACTGCTGAACGGAGTTGAAGCCAGTCAGGGTCAGCCAGGTCTGGATGCCCCCGTTTTGAGCGTCGATGATCGTCAGCGTGACGTCCCGACCTACGTTTAAGCCATTGATCGGCATCGATGAAGCTCCTTACGCGGATGAAGCTGGTGTCACAGCCTGGCGAGTGATCTGCACCGATTGACCACCCTCAATCTCAGTCAGCATGTACTCAATGACCGACTGGTACTGCACCTGCACGTTGGCCTGCATGTACCCCAGTGCCACCCGGGCCGGTGGGTTGTTGGAGTCATCCAACACGATCCCGTAGGGCTGGGTACCATCAGCGTTGCCGATGATCCCCTGGTTCCACAGCTGGAAGAAGAACTGATCCAACAGGTTGAACGCCAGCTGGCGGGTGGTGGGGTTCTGCAACATCCCCACAACCTGCCCCATCCAGGCGTTGATCGTAGCGGCGATGAAGTTGGTCAGCCGGGTGTAGTTGTCACCATGGATCACAGCGTTGCTGGAGCAGTTCCGCCCGATGTTGGGACCGAAGTAGGCGCCGCCCGGGCACGGGTTGGCGATGACGTCGATCCCGGCGTTGGCCAGCACCAGCAAATCCGCTTGGGAATAGACGGTGTTGGTGTAGCTCTTCTGGGTGCCGACGATGGCCTGGAACTGCTTGTTCAGGGTCGACTGCTCAGGGGACAGGTTGGCCAAGTACCCAGCCCCGAACGCCTGGGGCGACACCAGCCGTACCAGCCCGTTGGTGGTGTCGTTCCAGTAGATCCAATCACCATGATACAGCTTCATGATATAGGTGTCGATACCAGCTGTCGACTTCTGGTAGGGTGACCCGGTGGAGTTGGTGGTTGACAGCGATGCCCCGGCCGCGCAGGCCGAGATCATGTAGGTGCCCTCAGAGAGCCCATAGGCCACCTGGGTGGCCCAGCTGGTGGTGTCCGTCAGATCCGTCAGCATCGCCACTGAGCAGCCCGTCTGCCGCAACGCGTACATGCCAGTGCGCTGGGTGCCATCGGTCCCCAGCAGCGTGGCTGTGGCCACACCAGTGACCCCATCAGTACCACCAGCAGCAGTGTAGGTGATACCGATGTTGGGGCCTCCGATCTGACCAGCTCCAGAAGCAACGAACAGTTGAGAGGGTCCTCGAAACTGAGTGCCGTTGTTAACAGCTGCTTGTAAAGTGGCCCAAACAGCCTGTCCACTGGGCGGGATCAAGTTGTCAAACACCTCAGCAGTGGATAGCAAGGGCGACGAGAGGACCAGCTTGTAGCTTCCAGCCGCTGATCCAGTGGAGATCACGGCCGTCGCACCGTTCAAACCAGAACCAGTATAAAGCCCGTCAAGAGCAACGGCCACAATGGAGACCAGCACGTAGGCGCCAGACCCGGCCCCGATCGATACGCAAGGGGGGACGGCGTTGGAATAACCAGAGCCGCCAGAGGAAATGGTGACTCCAGTGATGGCGCCGCCGGTCCCGACAGTCAAAACCCCGGTAAAACCGCCACTTGAGGTGCCGGCAAACAAAGTCACAGCCTGACCAGCTGTGTAACCACTACCAGGGGTGGCCACCGTCCAACCCGTCACGACCCCTGATGCATTGATCGTGGGATAGATGGCGCCGCCGGTCCCGATCCCAGAGGTGCTGATGGTCACTGATGGCGTACCAATGTAGCCCGTACCACCAGTCACTGGGAAGGCAGCAGTCAGCACCCCAGCAGTTGACGTCACCCCGATGACGCCACCACTCCCTGACGTACTGGCCAGCGCCACCGTGGGAGTGGTACCATACGCAGTTCCACCATTGGAACCGACAATCGAAGCGTTTTGAACAGACCCATTCTCAAGCAAGATCAGCGCCGCTGAGTCAGTCCCGTCAGTCACCCGGACGCACTGGAAGTTGTTACAGCCCTGCTGGACCGCGATGGCCACAGCCGTGCCCATGTCATGGACACGGTTCTGAAGGTTACCAAAGGTCTGCTGGTACTCAGCGTAGGTACCGACCACCGTTGGAGAGTTGACAGGACCGAAGGTGGCAGTTCCCACGATCCCCAGGATCCCGGTGGCCACCCCATTGATATAGGTGATCTGCGGGGGCACAATAGCAACGTAGTTGCCCGGCACGTTCAGGGCAGCAGTATTGACCTGCCCAAGGGTGAAGATGGTCATGATTTACTCCACCGTACCTGAGGAAGCGATGGTACCAGAGGAAGCGATGGTAGCCGATGAAGCAGGTTCGGCCTTCTGCGGGAACACCATCGGCTTGTTAAACTTTTCATCGACTGGCCGAGCTTTGATCACGTGGATCTGATGCTCATTGGACAGAATTTCTTCGATGATCACCGGGTCCGTAATGACGTCCCCCTTCTTGTACCCAGAAAATGGGTTCTTTACCACCAAGCGCATCCTAACCCCCTAAAACTTGGCTCAGGGCCAAGGTGCGAGACAGGTCCCCTACTGGGTTGTTTGGCAAGTAGGTCGGGATCAAGCACCTACCACCCTCAGACAATTCATTCCAAGCGTAGATTAGTCCTGCGTTGATTGGGCAGGCCACTGGATTTTGAAGCAAGAACTGCACCAGATCCTGGATCTGGTTGCTAATCTCCCACGGCTTAGCCTCATCAAAGTAAGCAGAGCCGCTACTCACCGGCCGAGGATCATAGTCCGTCATGGCCGTCGGGACCATGGGGAACCCACGCCGGGCCCGGGCATACCAGTCGCCCTCGGCCCCAATCACCAGCTGCTGGTAGGGCTGCTCCCCAGGCAGAATGGGCGGGTTGCTGTAGGTTCCAGCCGCGTCGCAACCCACGGCCTCAGCCCACGCTGAGACGTTGTCATAGGCGGCTAACCCAGACGATGCCAACCCCACCACGTAGGGGTTCCCAGTCCCTTGAGCGATCGACTGAGCTCTGAGGTAGCTCACAGCCGCTGTCATGATGGTGTTGGTCTCAGCGCCCAGCATGAAGTACAGAGGTCGATGATCCAAAACCGTCACGTAGCCAGCCTGCAGGAACATGGTCACATCTCGCTGAAAGGCCGTGGAGTACGGCGCCTGCCAGCTTGAGGTATTATCAATGTTCCAGTTAGAGACCTGGCCAATCATGCAGAACTGCAGCTTGCTTCGAAAGGCACTGGTCAGATAGAACCCCAGCGCTACAGACTCAACATCCGTTGGCCGATAGGAGTCAAAAGCCCAAAAGCTCAAACCAGCCGCCGAAGCCAGGTGAAGCTCAGCGTCAATGGTGCTCTGGGTAGCAGCCGGCCAAGCCGCCTGGCCATTGGTCACCGTAGCAAACCAGGGCAGCCGGTAGTTGAACTGAGCTGGTGAGAGATCAGCAGCCAAGCCGCTGGACACGGAGTCACCAGTCGACAACGAATACCAGCCATCAAACCGAATGGCGCCAATCAGTGGTTTTGCCGCTGCCGGGTTTGGGCCCATGGACAACATCGCAGTGGTGGGCGATAGCTGCCGCAGCGTGCTCGGTGACTGAGGCGGATAGGAGGGCGCTTGGGCGTAGGCCTCATAAGCGCCAATCGTTTGATCAGTTCTGGTCTGGATGGTTGAATACTCCACCCGATACCTCAGCACCCGGATGAAAACCCAAGCCTTCTGGCTCTTTTCCTCATACGAGGTGCCATCCCACTTCAGAGTAGCAATGGTCGTATCCGGCAGAGTGAACCTGACGATGCTGGAAAGCCCAGCATCCACGTACCCTGCCACCTGGTCCCTCAAAGCATAATTGGGTCCAAAAACCCGCAGCTGGATCATCACCTCCTGCTGCCGGGTGGGTTGGACTGACACACCAGGGGTCGATACCGTGGCCAGCAGCCGAGTAACACCAGCCACAGTCAAAACATTGGACACCACCGTGGACCCTGGCCAGTCCAACACGATCTGGCTGAGCAGCGCAGCCGCAATGGAAACCACAGTGTCCGTGCTCAGCACAGCGTAGGCGTAGGCCTTCTTGGTCACCCCCACGATGGCCACCTGGCCGACCGCTGGGGTGCCCTGCACCACCACCATGTTGTTACTTACGTTCAGCAGCAGCGTGGAGGAAACGATACTCTGAGTCTGCCATGCTTGAGGAAACCGGGTAGTGTTCTTACCAAAGCTCCCTTGAGACTCATTCACCGCCACCCGCACTACGCCCCCGGCCTGCATGTCGGCGTCCAGGTCATTGGGAAACGGAAACCCTCGCTGCACCCGGACGATGGGCCCGGCCGCGCTGACCGGGGGCTGGGCGGTGATCGGGTAAGCAGCAGGATACAGGATCCCGGTGATCGTGGTGACCAGCGTGTTGAGCACATCAGCGATGTCAGCCATCAACTGGTCTCCTGGACCGTGGTCAGACGCAAGCCACGAGCCGTGGTCTCCACCCCAATGATCAACCGACGCAACCCAGTGGCATCAGTCAGGAAATCAGCGTTGCGGATCGTGACACCCGAGACCAAAGGAAATGCCACCTGGAACCCAGCCAACCGAGAGTCAGTGGGCAGATTGACATCCGACGCCTCTGATCGCACCCCGTAGAGGATAGCACATGGCCAGCCGGTCAGGATGGCCTCCTCAGTCGCTGCTGTGTCCTGACCGATGGGCAGCGCCCCGGCCGTGGTAGCAGCGTTGATGCTCGGCCGGGTCACATTCACCGTGTAGTTGCACAGCACGCAGAGTGGTGGGTGCAGCGGCTCGATCGACGCTACAAAGAACGTGCCGATCGGACCCTGCAGATAATCGCCCACCTGCACGTAGGTGGGATCAAACAGCCCAAACCACTCATACTTACCGTACTTCGACGGGCTCTGAAAGTTAAACGTAGCAGCACTGTCAAACGCAGCCGTCAAAGCTGGGTTGATCACGTTGGTCAAGGGCGAGCCGGTCCCGGTCCAGCGCGTCTGGGTGTAGCTCTGCCCCAGGTGCTGAGCCGCCTTGCCATAGCCATACCAAATCCGGTTCTGGATCCGCGACTCACTCATACGATCAGCCTCACAGGCGGCGCCCCGGCGTTCATATACGGACCCGGCTGCACCCCCAGAAAAGCCACATAGCGACGCCGCCAATCATCAAACAGCAGGGTCCGATCCCGAACCTCCTGCTTATTGTGGGTCCAGACCGAGGCCTTGTCGGTATCCAGATTGGCAGCCGCGCCAGGGATCGCAGCCTCCAGCGTGTTCAGGGTAGCCAGGTAGTTCCGCGCCACAGCCAGCTCTGCTGTCGTCAGATTGGCCTGCCGATACTCCAGATGCTCATACCCAACAAAGAAGCGCTGGAAGGAGTCGTCCCCTGGCCCCAGGCCATAAGCCGGGTAGCCACAGAACCGGCGGGTGTCAACCTTCTCCGAGTCGACCAGAGGTCCAGTGTTGCTGCTCGACATGGCTCACACCGCCACCATGGGAGCTGAAGCGGCCAGCAAGGCATCGCGGATATTCGGTGACAGCGTGTAGACGGTGTTGACGTGGTACACCGTGGTCTGATTGTTGACCGTGGCTACGTAGTTCTGAAGAAACTTGAACCTGATGCCCTTCAGATTTTGATGGGTCAGGCTGACGTGCTGCCCATTGACCACCAGCCCGGGCGTGATAAGGTTCTCAGCATCCAGGCTGGACATGATCAGTTGCTCCAGGTGACGAGGCCAGCCGCTGTCGATGAGGCGTTGATGGCTGTGTACAGCGCCGAGTTGGCGATGAACGGCGTGTTGATCAGAAAGGTCAGCGTCTGACCATTGAAAACAAAGGTGAAAGGCGCCGACGGTGTCCCGACGTGGGTGCCGCTGGTCTGGACAGCCTCCACGCTAGCCACGGTCAAGTTCTCGCCCAGCTCGCCATTCACATCAATGGCGCCGCCAGACTCAACAACCCCGCTGGTTCCACTCATGCTTCGATCTCCCACTTGACCGGCGCTCGGGCCTGGACCATGATCTCACGAATTCGCTGCTCTACCATCAGACTCTGACCCTGCTTGAAGGTCAGCAGGTTGCCCCCGCAAACGAAGGAAAAGTGAGCCAAAGCCTGACCCACCACCATCGTGTGCGGACTGACCTTGGTCTCCTCAACCAGGGTCGGTGCTCCTTCCTCCTCAACTCCTTCAGACTCGTCAGCTGAGGTGAAAGCAGCTTCGTACTTGCGGGGGCGCCCCATGTGATGTTACCCGATGTGTTCGATGATCACACCGCGCTTATACGCGGCGTTGGTAGCGGTCGGCACGGTGGTTGGTGTGGTAGTCAGATCAGTCGGCGCGCAGAACCCCCCGATCCACAACCAGGACTGGGCGATCTCCTGCTGCAAGCGATCGAGGGCGCCGCGGGTGACCATAGCCACCCCATCCGACATCATCACCTCGGCGATCCCGCCATTGGACACCTGGCTGGTAAAGTCACCAGCAAAGTCTCCCTCGATCAGGGCGCCCTGGCCGCAGATGATGGGGCGCCGCACCACGGCACCCGAGACGTTGACGGCGGTCTGGACGTAGGCTTCAGTGGTGGGCATGAAGCGCAGGCCGAGGAACGGATCGGCCATCTCCCCCATGCGGTACTCCATGGACTCCGCCGTGGCGCCCTGGAACAGGATCTTGAAGTCCGGGTCGGCAAACAGCTGCCGGCTGGAAACCGGATCCAGGTAGATGTGGTAGTAGCCGCCGATCTTCGGCACGGCGTTCTTCTCCAGCGCTGCCTTGGCATCGAGCAGGTTGGCCATCGTCAGCACATCAGTCGCCTGCAGCAGGCTGGTGTTGGACCGGCCGTTGGGCCGGATGATCGACGGCGCCGTGGCAGCGACCACGCTATTGCCCGAGGTCGCATCCGACGTGGACACGTTGGTGCTGAACCCCAGGTAGCCGCTGATCCCGTTCGGGGATGTCGACACGTTGGTCGAGTCGATCGTGATAGCAGTCAAGCTGTACACGTTGGACCCAACCGTCACCGACATCGGGTAGGTGGAGCTGACCGGCTGCTGCACCCCGTTGTAGGCCACCGTCTGGAAGCCACGGACATCATCCACCTTGATGGCCTGCGCCGGTGACCCAAGCGTCTGGGTCACCCGGGTATTGCCGCCGATGTAAGCGTTGAACAGAGCGTTGCGCGCCAGCTCATCCATGGTCCGGGCCGCGTTTTCACCGATGGTGATCGCATTCTGGACGAACTGACTGGCGATGCCGACCTGATCACCGACGACGTCGAGGTTCAAGGTATTGGCGTAGCGGTTGATCGTGATGGTGTACTGTTCCATCGACTGGGTCACCGGCGTGAGGCCGTTGTCCAGCTGCGTGGAGCCGGTCGGGTTGGTGGTCGACGTCGGGCTCAGGGGCGTGGTGGCCGTGGCCAGGAGCCCGATCCGGGTCTTGGTCAGCGTCTCACCGATCCGGACCTGAAACGGCTCCCGGTCGCAGACCATGCGGTAGCGCAGCACCGAGCGCAGCGCTTGGATGAACATCCTTTCCAGATACCCGGTCTGAATGATCGGGACCAGAGCAGCAGGAAAATTCGAGATTGTCATGGTAGTCAAC